AGGTAGAGAGTACAATCACCTAGAAGATCTAGTTACTTTCGAAGGTAGCAAAGGCGCATTAAAGGCGGCTGAAATATTAACAAGACTGGGACAAGATTCAAAAGACGTTAGCATCAAGTGGGACGGCAATCCAACTATATTTTGGGGCAGAGAACCAAACGGCCAATTTGTAATGACTGGTAAAAACGGTTGGGGTAGACAAAAAACAACCAGTAGTGGTGAACTACAAGATTTTATTTTGAATACAGGTAAAGGTGAAGATTGGCGTAAAGACTTTGCTGGAGAAATGGCAGGAGTATTTGAAATACTAGAAGCTAACACACCAGCTGACATGAAGGGTTATGTGTATGGAGATTTATTGTATACTCCACGTAAGCCTGTAACAAGCTCAGATGCGGGCTTACAGTTTACACCTAACAAAGTTACATACACTGTTGATCCTAACAGTGAACTAGGCAAGCGTATAGCTGGCAGTCAAGTAGGCGTAGTAGTGCATACCTACCATGATGCATTTGGAGATAAGACTGGTACCCCAATCAAAGACACAAAGAGTATCAACAGTAATGCGGTAGTTGTATTAGGACAAACATATGTAACACATCAACCCAAAGTTGATACAAGTGCAGTTCAGGATATAGTTAGTACGGCAAATGCGAACGCACAAATAATAGACAATTGGTTAAAGCCGGAACAGGGACTGAGTAGAAAAGATGCAATACTCTATAACTATGTTAACCAAATGACCAAGGCAGGTAAGTTAGACCAACTCAGGACAGGATTTTTCGATTGGCTAAAAACCAGCAAGGTCAGTGCAGGACAACAAGCAAAACTTATGGCAGGAGATACAAAAGGACTAGATGCTATATTGGAACTTGTTGTCAAAATACAAACTATCAAAAACAACTTGATTGATCAATTAGATAATTCAAGTGCTGATGTTACTGCTAGTACAGACGGTGAACGCGGTGGTGAAGGTTATGTAGCCACTAGAGATAAGATCAAACTGGTACCTAGGCATAGATGGACACCCAATTAATACACAAAAAAGGTGATAGAGAAGTTTTTGACGATGGCAAATTTGTTATCAAGAAAACAAGACCTAATGCATTTGATTTTGAAACCTATAAACGATTTCAAGAACAAAATCCTTGTTTTATAAAAGTACATGAATACGACCAACAACCTGATCATGGCATTATTGTTATGGATAAAATAAATGGAGTCAGTCATCAAAGCTGGAGACAAAGGGCAACTGTAGACCAGCTATGGTATATTGCTGTTACATTTAGACATGAAGTATGGAAAGCGTTTTATGATTTTATGGAATATGAAATAGTAGATCCTAGTCAAAGAGTATTCTTTCATGCAGATTTTGTACCAGGAAATTTACTCATGACAGACGAAAACAAACCTATTATAGTAGACCCTGATGGTTGCAGTTGGTACGGATGGGATATGTTTTTGCAAAAATTACAGGAACATAACATGGTATGGTGGAATGACTACAACATTTCAGCTCATCGAGATCCTTTTATAAGAGGATTGCCTCGTCTTTCGTATCTATTAGCAGATCCGATGAGACCAGATAGAAGGAATAAATACTATTAACAGGTAGCTAATTATGGAACATGAACAAACAGATACAAACAAAAAACAATATGCTTTCATTGGAGATATTTTAGAAAGCAGAATGTTTAGAAGTAAAAGCAAAGTAGAAGACTCTAATGCTAGAGATATGGCTGACTTTGCAATGATGAACATGTTGGCTTTATACATTTTAAGCAACGAATATGATTTTGCTCCAGTGGCACAAGATTATGCAAAACGCACAATGATGTATGGAAACTTTAACAGTTACAGAGCTGGCGGTACAGATCTTAATATAGCCTTAACCGCAGTCAGAAATGGAATGGCTGGTGATGGTGCTAAAAACGAATTACAAAATAACAAGCTACGATTTAATGACGTAAAAATAAAAGCATTTTTAAACACTATAAAAGCAGGAAGACCTCCAGTAAGTGTACCAACTTTTTTCCTAAGAATGGAAAAAGATTTAGATATACAAAATTCAAATTATCGCAGTATCAGAAGATTAGCACAAGATTGGCCTAAACTAAACAAAATGCAAAAGCAATTGGTAATAACAAGAATGATGCAATTTTTTAGAGCAAAAGCATTGCGTAGTGAATTGTACAGTTATATAAGAGATATGAGTAGAAGTCAAGGACTAGAAGCTCGAAATGCACACAACGCCGAAGGTTCACCTAAAATGAGAGGTGCTGATACATTGGCTAAAATTGCAATGGCAACAGGTGCAATAGCAGGTGGGTATGCATTAGGTAAAAGTATAGGTAGTGGTGCAACAGGACTTAAAGGTTTTGAAAAACTCAGAGCTAGATATACTCGTGATAAAAAATGACCAATTATGTTGCATATACACTAATTGATATTACTAATACAAATGAAACTAAGATAGCAAGAAACAAGCTACACTTTTTTCAACAACAAAACCTAAACACACTTATTCAAACTATAGGCTTAAGAAGTCAGCCATTGGATGTAGAAGTTTTACCATTAATGGCACAAGATGTAGTGAATTTTGGCTTCGGAAAACAGTATCATGGACTACATACAGTATGGAAATTACAATTTAGTATAGAGCATGGTGGCGCTATACAAAATATGGATCAATTACTTACAGATTGTAATGGAATTCCAGTATATACAGGTTTAGAAGAAACAGCAGAAATAAAAAGCAAATGTTTTGAAACTGTTGGACCAATTAACGTGTGTTTTAAACAACACAACCATATAAGATAAATATCATTAAGAAATAATACTTAGGCACAATTTAGGCTCCGTCAAAAAACCAACTATTTGTATCCGTCAAATTTTGTTCACCGTCAAAATTTTGACCAAGCAAAAAACGAGATAAGTAGTTGTATAAGAAAAACAATAGGCAATAACTTTGGCAAACATATAATAGACGCTAATATTAAGTTGCAGTAGCAACAGGAAAAGCAGAACTATGTCAACCACAGATTTAGAACGAACCAATTTAGAAGCCCATGTTGATCTTTGTGCAGAAAGGTACAAGGGATTGGAAACACGTCTGGAAAATGTAGAAAAAGCAGTCAAGGATCTCCATAGTGAGATGAGACGTATGCACGATGAAAACGTAAAGAATCATCAATCAACAAATAAAATAATGTTAGGCGCCGCGGCGACTGTAGTAGCAGGTATACTATCAACAATTATCGTTCTGATAATGAATTAAAATTCACATAAATACTTTTATGAATCTAAATGAACTCGATAATAGCAGTGTGGTCGAAGCACAATTAATATGGGCAAGAAAAGGTACATCACTTACCCGTAAATATCGTTGTGTAGTAGGTAAACGTGCAGGAAGAATTGTTAGTAAACCTGGACAGTGCAGTGCTCCTATTGATATTAAAAAGCGTTTAGTATTAAGAAAAACAAAAGCTCGTATGGGAAAACGTATGGCTCGTAAAGCTCAAAGGACTAAAAGATTCAATCCAGCAAGTAAGGCACTAAAAAGATTGAACAAGAGAAGGAAAAGTTAATGCATGTAAAAGCAACATTTCCTTCTGGACATATTACTATTGAATTATTGAAAACTCCTGTTGTTGACAAATGGCTCGCAGTTTTTAATCGCTATAAAGAGTTAAATGTTCCTTCTATTTCTAAAGGTCAAGGTATATGTAGTTGGGGCGGAACCTGGATGAAACAGATTGCTGATAGCGAAGAAGGAAAAAATGCTAGAGCAGAAGCAGTAACCAAAATCAATGATGCAATAGATAATGTTAATTCTTGTATACAAGGAACAAAATTTCCTTATAGAGCATATGAAGATATGCCATGGATGCATACTAATCGTATACATAGGTGTTTTACTACTGCATCAACTCAATGGATGCACAGTGATAGATATTGGCAACACAACTTGACAAATGAACAATTAGTAAAATGTAAAACAATGGGAACTGAGGAAGCTAAAGATTATGTATACAATAATACAACTACTCAGTTTAAGATCTTAGATTCTAAAAAGTTTAATTGGGAAATAAGTGTTATTAATCATCAAGTACACGAGTATGAAGAAAATAGACATAGCATTATTGCTCAAGAAACACTAAAGGATCTTGGTTGGTATGAATCATATACCCCATTAAAGGATCGTAGAAAACATATTATGTGGAATAAAAATTTTACATACACTGAAGATAAAACGTGCCTTAAACCTGAATTTGCTGGTGCTGAACTTTTAGAAACTATATCATATGAAGAAATGTTATCTAGTTTCCCTGATAACTATGAAGATTATAATGTTGTTGTTCATAAATCTATTACGGGCAAAGACTACGAAACATGTTATTCGCAATATGATGATGGTATGGAAGTAGACATACGAAACATAGAACACATAAATGGCAACATGACAGTTCATCCTGATAACGATCATTACAAGTTTTGCACTAGCACTAGATTTAATAATTGGGCAAAAAATTATGGATTAAGAGATGAAATGTTTTACAATGTTCCTATAGGGAAAATTGTTGATAACACTATTGATGTGCTTGAAGAAGGTAAGATAGAGTCAGTAGAATTGGTCTGATCAAACGGAGAAAATAACATGAAGATAATGGATATTATTGATGACAAGTACACTAAAAAAGGCACATGGATTAAAGACGGTGTTCTAATGTGTAATAAGGATTGCTGTGGAGCACCAGTAAGTGAATGTTCATGTGATTCGAGTTGTAAAAAATGTAACTGTTATAATCTTAAAGAAGAAGGTGTAACAGAACGTTATGGAATGCGTCCAGGTGTTGCACAAAGCAGAGATTCAGTAGATGATGTTATGAATATGAATAAACGCAACCAAAATAGAGCTTTGGATCAAGGAAGAGAAGCTAATATAAAAGCCGCATCTGCACAAAGACTTGCTAACAAAAGAGCAAGAAAAATAGCAACTGCTATGCCACAGAGAATACTTAATCCACAGCAACCACAAGCACCAACGGGACAAAGCTAATGAGAGCAATGATTACAAAAGGTGGTATCCACACTTGGATCAACACCAGAGAAAACAAGTTTTTAGAAGAAAAATTTAATCAAGTTGATATTTTATTCAAAGAAGATCTGAACGAAAGAGAACAGTTTTTAGCACAATCACTTGTTGGCAGAGGTGTTTTAGAAAGAAAAATAAAAGAAAAGAAAACGTCATACAAATTAAACATCAACAAATATGCGAGGTAATTATGGATCCAAACACAAAAGCAATGCACGACATCTTATCTAAACTAAAAAGTGTAGATAAAACAACAAAAATAGTAGCCGAACGTGCTGAACGAGATATTGATCTCAATGTTGCAATCAATCAAAAAATTACAGAAAATAGTGTTAGTGTACAAAACTATCGCATTGATATTGTGCTACAAAAATTTGCAGGTAAACAAAAGAGATTTTACAATATTTGTGAGGATAAAAATATTATTCACAAAGATATTGCACTATTTGAAACAGCTATGGGTATTGTTAAAAATTTAATGCTCAATAAAAATAAAAAAGTAAAAGATCTACTAAACGCAGATTTAAATTACAACAACGCACTTTACGAAGTTTATATGTACAAAACAAAAGCTCGTAAGTCTATAAATGAAGATGTCATGCTGGCAAAAATGAGTGCCGCACAAAATAGACTGTATAGTGCAAAAGCAAAAATATTGGAAATACTATAAATACAATATAAGGAACGGGAATAGAAACATGTATCTAAACGATTTAAATTCAAGTCAACACAACGTTAGCAAGTTGAATAAGATACTATCGCAAACTTTCAATCATGAGGTTGATTTGTCAGAGATGAGTACAAATTCACTTAATAGAATGTTGACCACAACAAATGCCAAAATGATGGCAATAAAAGAAAGTGATCTCAAATATTGGGAGAACCCACAATACAACAAATTAGGTTTAATTGCACATCAGATCAAAGAATATTTGAGCGAGATTGCTCCAACAAGAACTGATGGCAAAAAAATGAAAACAGAAAACACAGTAATGGAAGCTGATTTAGATCAAGCTGAAGTACTATTAGCCGCACAAGAGCTAGTTGACCAAATGCAAGGTATGGTTGAAGACGTAGCAGAAATGCAAGTGCAAAAACTAATGCCAATTGTAGATGCAATGAAAGAGCAAGTAGGTTTTGAAGTTGCTGAAGCATACAACACTGCCGCCGATGCCGCATTAAGTCAATTACTAGATGCAATGAAAACTGCCAAAGGTGCAGTTGAAAATGCTACATTAGCCGCTAGAGGCGAACCTGTGCCAGGAGGTGAGACAGCACCAACAGATATGGGTATGAGTGATGCCGACATGGATCCAGAAGCACCGATGGATATGGATGCAGAGGACGATTTTGGCGGAGATGACGCTGAAGCAGGTGAAGAAAATCCAGTAGGCAGAGAACTAAAAGGTGAAAGTGCTCTTGCACAGATGGAAAAGGATGTACTTTCCGAAAAAAAGTTTTTAGAGAGTAAAGACAAGCTCTTAAAAATGGTTGAGAGTGGCAGTATGACAATGGAACATTTTATCAATGTCATAAACGAATTAAAAAATGAATATGGTGTTGAAATTAATCCGGCTTGGGGTGCAATGAGAAAAAAATATGCAGGTGCTCCTATGATGGGTGATTTAGGTGATGGCAAGGGTTTTAGAGAAATTCCAAAACCAACTACGCCTGGAGCCGCTGATCTTTCCACTGGCCCAGATGGAAATCCAACTACTATGCCAAAAACTAATCAGCAAAAAGCCGATGATGCAATGGGTAGAAAAGGTAACACTTTGCCTAATCCTGTTGGTAAAGCACTTCCATCAGCTCCTCCGCCAAGACCTAAGACTAGACCAGACGGTACGCCTTTTAATACTATGGCTCCTCCACCGACAGGCCCAGGTGGTGATGAAGCTTTACCAAAAGCAAAACCAATGCCAAAGCCAACCTATAGAGGTGGTCCCGTAACAACAGGCCCAGACGGAAATCCTACTAGCACAACAAACAAGCCAATGAATTTTTCAAATACTGCACAACAAAAAATGGGGAGGACCAGAAGATCCCCTAAGGCAGAATTTGACTTAGGTGATATGTTTGATAAGCTAAAAACTGGACCCAAAGTTAATCCAGCAATTATAGCTCAATTAACACCTCAACAAAGAAAGCGATATGCTAGAACAGGAAGATTACCAAAGAATCTACAAATGGGACAGACCTAATGCTTATTTGCGAAGTTTTGAATGAAGATCAAGGCGACATATTAAATGACCTAGAAGAATTGCTTACTAGGGCCAAAGCCAATCAAAAAACAAAAATACCTACAAATATGGTATTGTCAAAACTTCGTGCAATGGGTCACAGTATAGATATTGTAAGTTTAATTGAAATGCTTGCTACTATTACAATAGTAGGTGCCGCTAACAAAAAAGACATTACACTGGATACAGCATTACCCCGTTCCGATGCTGGACCAGAAGATCAAACAGTTAGTAAGATGGCGCAAAAACAAATAGATAAGGATATGAAGAAATGAGTTATAGTATTAATGCAACAAATGCCAGATTAATAGCTAGGGCAGATCTTACTATATTCAATGAAACGCAAGCCCTTATGAAGCAAGTAATCACAGATGCAGGCAATGGATTATACGAAACCACAGTGACAGATGGTACTACTATGACTGAAAGTACTCCTACTATAACAGTTACAGGTATCCAAGCAAATCCTACTATCGTCGGAACACCATCTGTAATACTAGGAGGTCAAACGATAAATTTAGGTACAACTGGTACAAGTTTAAATGCAGTCATAGCCGATATAAATGATGCGGCAGTGCCTGGAGTTGTAGCAAGTAAAAATGCAACAAACAATCTAGTGATCACATTTACCTGTAGTCAAACAACAACTTGGACTTTTGTTATAGGAGCAGGTACGGCTAATTTAAATTTAGGACTTACAGCAAGTACATACACAGCAACAAATCCAACTAGTGTTGACTTTTTTAATTGTTGGAAAGGTAACGCAACAAGTAGACCTAAAACAGATCAGATGAATCAAGTAATGCTTTATTTCGAACAGTTGGGATATTCAATACAACGTATTGAGAACACATCAACCGGAAAAACATTCAAATGGGTAATAAATTATTAAACTCATAATGTTTTGGAACTCCCTAAGTGGGAATCAACAAGCAACTATTATCTGTATAATACTTTCAATAATTATAGCATATTTCGATCCAAGATGGCAAAGTTTGCCATTGACATCACCATAATTTCCTGCTACATTTAACTATGCTGAAAATTACATCACCCTACCCTTATAAAGAATTTAAAAGAAAGAGCGTAAATGGAAAACGTTTATATGAAAATCCGTACGGTGATCCAGTCCCTAGTGTCACCACTATATTGGATAAGACCAAACCCAAAGAAAAAAGAGAAGCCCTCAACCGCTGGAAGAAAAGAGTCGGCCCTGAAAATGCTCAAAGAATAGTTACAGAAGCCGCCAATGTTGGCACAATAATGCACAACATCTTGGAGCATTGGGTAAAGAACGAAGAGTATGAAGGCGACAGTATTCTACAAGCCAAGATGATGGCTGATACTGTTAAACAAAATATAGAAGCAGATATCAATGAAGTATGGGGAAGTGAAGTAAATTTGTGTTATCCACAACTGTATGCAGGAACTACTGATTTAGTTGGTGTGTACAAAGGTGAACCACACATTATGGATTTTAAACAAACAAACAAACCTAAGAAACGTGAATGGATTGATGACTACTTTATGCAAGCCGCGGCATATGGTATGGCTCACAATGAAGTATTTGAAACTAAAATTAATAGAGCGGCAATTTTTATGTGCAGTAGAGAATGTGAGTTTCAACTGTTCGAAGTCGGCCCAGAAGAATTTGAGACATGGACTGAAAAGTGGGCACGAAGAGTAGAAGAGTTTTATAACTTGTCATAAATACTGTATCAGGAGTAAAAAATGGCAACCACAAGAGTAAGTAAAATTAAACATAGGCAAGGCAATTTTGCTGATTTGCCTATTTTAGATCCAGGTGAACTTGGATATGCAAAAGATGTTAGACGTCTTTTTATTGGTAATGATACAGTTAGTGTTGGCACAGGTAATGGTGTACTAACACAGTTTACAATTCCTTTGGCACTAAGCAAACCTAATATTACGACTGTTAGTGTAGCAGGTAGTCCAGTTAACGCAAGTACCTATACAATCAGTGGAACTACACTTACATTTGCCAGTCCTCCTACAGGTGCTATTACTGTTGGTTTTAATAGTGAAATTGATATTGTAAGTGATGTAACAATTCCTAGCAGTATAAATCTTGCCGCCAACGGAAACAATGCAGATACTGGTTTTCAGATTGACACAACTCTATATAATGTAGTCGTAATGGATTATACATTAGAAAGTACAAACGGAGTTAGAATAGGACAATTACGATTTGGAATAGATACCAGTGCAAGCACTAGTACAATAGCAGATAATTACACAGAAACAGCGGCAGTAGGAATAACTTTTGGTGTTGATATAGCAACTTTAAACACTATGAAGTTACAATACACGGATGCAGATAATCTTATAGCGAAATTCAAGTATACATATCAATTGTGGAACAGCAATTAATACAGCAGGCTTGGTTTGATTCACCAAGCATCCGTCTTAATCGTTGGCGGACTTTTCGTAAAGGTTTGAACACAGACGATACAAAAAAAGTCTGTGAAACGGTAATAGAGTGGTGGAAGATGGCGCCAATTAGTAGTTGGACCATTGATCCAGTAGACAGTAGCACATGGCCAACACCATGGGAAATGTTACACAGTGGAAATTTTTGTGAGAACAGTATGGCATTAGGAATGAGTTATACAATACATTATGCAAATGAAAATATTCCTAACAAATTACTGTACATCACAGACAGGGAGAATAGCATACAAAAATTATGTACTTTGATTGATAATAAGTATCTGCTTAATTACAGTTACGGATCGATAAGTACACTACCGACCGAAAATATTAGTATTAGTTTTGATAAAAAAATATCAGATGTAATTAAAAGCTGATACATAACCGGATTAGTATGCACAATAAGTACAAGAATAGATGAAGGAAAACAAAAATGAGTGAAATTCAAATAATCAAACGCAATGGTAATAAAGACACACTAGACTTAGAAAAGTTACACAAAGTTGTATTCTATGCATGTGATGGAATAAATGGCGTAAGTGCCAGTGAAGTTGAAATCAAAAGCAGTTTACAATTTTATAGTGGTATTACCAGCAGTGAGATTCAAGAAACACTCATTAAAAGTGCGGCAGATTTAATCAGTGAAGAACAACCAAACTATCAATGGGTTGCAGGAAGATTAATTTGCTATCACCTTCGCAAAATGGTTTATGGTCAATTTGAACCTTGCCATATATTAGAACTTGTACAAAGAAATATCGATCAAGGTTTTTATGCACAAGAATTACTAGAAAAATATAGTGAAACAGAATGGGACGAATTAAATTCTCATCTCAAACACGAAAGAGATGAAAGCATGACTTATGCCGCCATGGAACAATGGAGAGGCAAATATCTCGTGCAGAATCGTGTAACAAATGAAATAAAAGAAACTCCACAGATGGCATACATGCTAATCTCAGCAACATTATTCGCTGAATACCCGAGAGAAACAAGATTACAATGGGTAAAGGATTATTATGATGCAGTCAGCACTTTTTATATTAGCCTCCCTACTCCCGTTATGGCTGGCGTTAGAACTCCGCAACGCCAATTTTCCTCTTGCGTCCTCATTGAGAGTGATGACAGTTTGGATAGCATTAATGCTACTACTAGTAGCATTGTTAAATATGTCAGCCAAAAAGCCGGTATTGGAATTGGAGCAGGAAGTATTAGGGCTCTCGGAAGTCCCATCCGTAAAGGTGACGCCTATCACACAGGAGTTGTACCATTCTATAAAATGTTTCAAAGTGCCACAAGGAGTTGTTCACAAGGTGGTGTGCGAAACGGAGCGGCAACCTTATATTATCCCATATGGCATTTAGAAGTTGAAGACCTTTTGGTATTGAAAAATAACAAAGGCACAGATGATAATCGTGTGCGTCATATGGATTATGGTGTACAGTTTAACAAATTGTTTTATGAAAGATTAATTAGCAATGGAGAAATTACACTATTCTCTCCTAGTGATGTTCCTGGTTTGTACGAGGCATTTTTTGCAGACCAAGATAAATTTAAAGAATTATACGAACGTGCAGAACGAAATACTAGATTACGCAAAAAAGTAATCAGTGCCACAGAACTGTTTAGTCAGTTTATGGAAGAACGTAAAAATACAGGAAGAATATATTTACAAAATGTAGATAATGCAAATAGTCATGGAAGTTTTCTTCCTGAAGTTGCGCCAATTAGACAAAGCAACTTGTGTGCAGAGATTGATTTACCTACCAAACCGCTGAATGATTTCAATGATGAGAATGGTGAGATTGCATTGTGTACATTAAGTGCAATTAATTGGGGTAAAATTAAAAGCCCAGAAGAGTTTGCAAAGCCATGTGAATTAGCAGTTAGAGGACTTGATGCACTGTTAACATATCAAGACTATCCAGTCAAGGCGGCACAAAATGCAACAGAAGGCAGACGTCCGCTAGGTGTTGGTATTATTAATCTAGCATATTGGATGGCAAAGAACGACATGACATATACACAGCCTAATTTAGATATGATTGATGAATATGCAGAAGCATGGAGTTACTATCTTATCAAAGCAAGTGCAGACCTAGCCGAAGAACAAGGTGCGTGTTTGTGGACAGATCAGACCAAGTATAGTCAAGGACTTACACCAAATCAAACCTACAAGCAAGATGTAGATGAATTAGTTGCTCACAAGGAACGCATGCCTTGGAGAGAACTAAGAGAGCAAATGAAACGTACTGGTATTAGAAACAGTACACTAATGGCACTTATGCCTGCTGA